AAACGTGTTCATTATTATACCTTTCGTACTCTAATCCAAAGAGAGCATGAAGTCCAGGGACAAGTTCTTTTACGAGTTGTGCTCTGTTTATAGCCATGTTATTCTCCTAATTAGACTGCGAATGTATTAGTTGGGAATGTGAAGAGTCCACGTGCATATGCTCCTATAGAATTACTAGGAGTGTCCGCGAAACCGACACATAAAGCAACACCACTTGAAGTAGTTGCAGTAACTCCTTCTTTAGACCGTCCAGTAGTTGAACTACCAGCAGTTGTAGAAAGAGTGTACTTATTGCCGATAAAACTTACTGCTGGAGTTCCAGCTGTAAATTGAGCTTCGTAAACGATACCAGGATCGTTATAAACCAAAGCCTCAGCATCTGCACTACCTTGTGTGGCTGTACTTGCTGTCCATACTTTAGAAAACGTAGGTGTGCCATCAGACGCGGTGTAAAATACACCGTAGAATACCCCTATGGGAGTGTCTGTCGCGCCTGCTTGTTGAACATAACCACTAGAAAGAGTAACTACGTCACCGCTATAAATAGCTGTTCCGTAACCACTAGCGATTCTCATCTCTGCAGGACGAATGACACCACCATACATATGGTATGCGGGTGTAAAACCATCAGGTTTATCTGTATTAGCCATGATTATCTCCTTTGTTAATACAAGTTACGATTCGTCGGAAGTTTTCCTACTACCAAATTCAACCTTAGAAGACCGTTGGATATCACTATCCTTAATAGGCATTCTAGGGTCACTCTCTCGCATATAGTTCTGATCAACTCCTTGCATTGCGTCTTGTGCTTGTTTTTGAAAATAAGCATTACGCTCTGCTGCAGTTTCTACTGGAACTTTAGCGAGTATTAATCCTCCAACCCCAATGACTCCTTTGTGAGAACCATTTTCGATAGTCGGCGCTTCAAAATCAGGATAATCTTCTGCTCTCACAGGTTCATATCCCTCTCTAATACGTTTAGACATATTAGATTTATCATCTTCGCCTCGAGTGGCTTCACGAATCCACCTAAATTTATATCCAGGAGGAGCTTCGGGTGCGTCTAACATAGACGGGGGTTGCCAAGGTTTTCTGCGAGTTTGAGAGTCTCGTGTCTCTGCAGATCGTGAGTTTCGATCTGTTGCGACTTCTGAATTTTTTATTTCTTCTGTCATTTTATACTCCTTCGATATGCTTAGCATATTCTTCTAGTGGCACGTTGAGTTTTTTCGCTATTGCTACTTGACTCGGTGTCAACTTTACTTTGCGCGCATTTTTCTTCCCACTAGCACCTCTGCTAGAGGCAGCAACCTGTTGCACGGGGGCAGATTGCTCTTGTGAAAATTTATGGGGGAAATTATCTCTCATCTTATTGTCAACCATTTGGTAATATTCATCAGATGTTGGATCAACTCCTTGCTCTACTAATTCTTTATGAATTCCGAAAGCTGCAAAAGTCATCGCTTGATCGTCTCCGAACCATTCGTTCTTTTTAGCCCAAGCCTCTGCTTTAGGGTCAACTTGAGGTTGTTCAGGCTGTAAAGACGGCTGATAAGATTCAACAGGAACTTCTTGAGCTTGTTTTTGCTCCCTAATTTGCTGCTGAGCTGCCAAACGTCTAAGGTTTTCAGCTTCAGCACTAGCTCTTGAAAGTTTTTCAGTAGCGTCTGCAATCGCGTTCGCATCACCTGCATCTTGTGCCTCTTTTAAAAGTATTTTCGATTTTTCAATATCCGATTGTACTCTATTATCGTACTCTTTGAAAAGGGAAGAATCGGAATTCTTTAGTTTTTCTTTGAGTTGGGTATTGTTTTCGGTAATACTTTGAGCATAATTAACAGCTTCATCTCGCTGTCTTTCTGCCTCTCTCATTTTATAAGTTAGCTTATCAATTCGTTTTTGAACCGAATCACTGATTTGATCTAACTCGTCCTTCTTAGATTCCTGTTCGGGAGTTGCCTCCTCAACAGCGACATCCTCTTCCTCTCCAGGAAGTTCTAATTCAATGTCTTGGTTTTCTGCTTCTTGCTGCATGGTCTTCTCCATGTGGTTAGTTTATGATAATATTGCTTCGGGGTCTTGGATAGTTGCTAAGATCTCATCGTCATTTAAAAGTCGCATATCACCACCTTCAATTTGAAAACGAGCTCCAGCATATCTGCCAAAGATAACCCAATCACCTACTTGACACCAAGGACCTTCAGGGAACTTGTGAGGATCACTATAAGCATCAGAGCCCATAGCAACTACATAGCCAACAACTGTAGCAAGTCTTTCCTTGTCTAAAGTTTGCTTAGCTAGATAAATTCCACCTTTAGTTTTCTCGGGTAAAGTAAAAGGTAATATTAAGACACGATATCCCGTTGGTTTGGGTAACTTGTCTGCATGAGAGTCTAAATTGTCAACTGTGATTTCTTCAACTGGATCAATAGGAATCTCGTCGATATCAGTGCTGCCAAAATTAGCTACTCGGTCTGGAACAGTTTTAGTCATATGCATCCTCCATATTAGAATGTAGGGTTTGAATTTCCTGTTCAACGAAAGTCAAACCTGCGATTTCGCCAACTACACGTTGGTATTGCTCAAAATTCTCAACACCACCGCCAGCCAACGTTTGCGAGAGAGCTTCTTTCCTCTCTCGGATTTTACGAAGCAAATGCTCCGTTGCAACGATATAGTCCATTAATTACTTAATAGAACGATACCAAAGAAGACCTTTAGTCTGCCCGTAAGCCGCTTTTACTTTGGCTTTTTCAGGCTCATCAAGACATTCGCCCGCTTCTACCGACTGTATTTTAGTGGTATCTTCTACACTAGGAAAACTTGGCGCAGGCTTTGTTTTCTTAGGTGAAGGCGAAGGGTACTTGTCATTATCGTAATAATCACGCATTACTTTTCTCCATTTGTAGTTCGAGTATCTCGAACGGTTTTAACTAATTCAGTATAATTCTTTTCCGCGTCTCTTTTTGTTTTCTGTTCAAGTTCTTGTAAATCGATAGCAGCTTTTGTATCTTCTTTTCTAGCGTCTGCTTCAATTTTTTCACGTTTAACTTGTGCATCAAGTTGAGCTTTCGCCATTTCAACTTCTTTGTCGCGAAGATCCTCTTGTTCTTTTTGCATAAGCTGATCACGCTCTAATTGCAACTGTTGCTCGAACATTTGTCGTTGCGGATCTTGTTGCGCCATCATTTGTGCCTGCATCATAGCTTGGGCTTGACCCGTAACTTGTTGTGTCGCCGCAACAGCTGCCATAGCAATTTCGTTCATCATTTCTGGTGGCATTGGTTCGTCTAACGGCGGTAACGGTTGACCAAGTGCCTGTTCAACCTGTAATCTGTATAGCATTGCTTGTCGTTCTTGTATATTTGCACTAATTGCCTGACCAGCAACTGGATTCTGTTGAACCATCGGATTTTGTAAAAATGCGGAGTGAGATGCGATATATGCTTCTTGATTTTGAAAATCATAGGCTTTTATCGGATCACCTGTTAGTGCTGCAGTTTGCTCACTAATCGGATCTCTCGGTGGTACTTCCTCTTCTGGAGGAAGAACTGAATCGATGTCTTTAATGTTTAAAGCAAGGTACATTTTACGATATGCCTCGCGTAAATCGTGTAATTCAGGTGCAGATTGCGCCATTTGTAGTTGTGTTTGCGCTAAAGTAATTCTTTGCGTCATACTGAAAATATTTGGATCACTTACAGGAATAACGTCTACGCTGCTGTCAAAATCTTCTTTAAATACGTTTTCGGAAGCCCCTTGTACTTGATACGGATATTCAGGCGGTAAAAATTCACCAAACACCCTTTTTAGAATTTTAAACTCGCAACGTTGCGCGTAATGCAGTCTTTTATGAATTGCAGACATTACCCGTTGTCCTTTTTCTAAAAGTGCTACCGTTGTGCCAACTGGAGCTTGAGAATTGCCATCACCTGTCGGATCTTCTATTGTTGCGGCAAATCTTTTACCCGAATCAACTAAAGAACCTAATAATGCAGTTAATGTATTGCTTGGCTCCTTATATGGAAGCGGTAAAAACGAATCTGCAAGTTTTCCTCCAGGAGCGTCTACATCTCGCCATTCTCCAGGCTGTAACGGATCATCATGACGTTGAATGTTCAATCCTCGTGATTTAAAACCCGCTGGAAGGTTAGAAAGTGTGCCTGCGTCAATTAATTGACGTAAAATCGCAGTAACAGACTTAGTTAGTCCGCCCATCATGTGAATTAAGCCAAATCCGTAGAATCCAAGTCCTGGAAGGAACTTATAATGCGTAAAATGCTCAATTTTCTTGCGCATCGGGTCATTTTCGTCGTAATTTGGACGAATTGAGAGTATCTCGTTGTTATCTTTGCAAATTGTTACAATATACGGCAGTCCAATACCTGTTTCTTCGCCGTTATCGTCTGTATCTTCGTAACCCGCGATATCTAAGTCAACGTGCATCTCTAAAAGCGTATATTCTTCATCCGATGCAGTACGAGTTAGTCCTTGAAGCTCATCCAGCTTCGCATCGACCTCTGTATCTTCAATCGAACCTGAAGGAGACATCAAATCAACGTCTCGATAGAATCCAGAAAGCTGTAATTTACGCAATTCGTTCTCAGTCATATGAATAACGTGAGTTATTCGTGGCGAAGTTAGTAAATCAACCGCATAATACGGAACAACTAAATCTTCTGACTTAACAAAACGTGCTACAGCGCGTCCAACCGCAGGATCGTAATAAATTTTCTTAAATGCGGAACCTGAAAGCGGTAAATAAAACAAAAGCTGATCCGTTTCTGGATCGTATTCTTCCATTTTATAAGTAATTTGGTAATTCATGAAGTTTTTGACGCGATTTGCTTTTTCTAACTTCGCGTCATCCGTTACACCTAAAACTTCTGTGTCAACAGGACCGCCTGCTGGCAATAATTCTTTGTATGCTTGCGCTTGAAACTGAGTTACGGCTTCCGCTAGTATCGGATGGTGTACTCCTGAAGCGCCAATAAACGGTTGTGATCTTGATTCAGCATTTATGCCTAATAAATCAAGCCCTTCTGTATATGTTTGAAACCAATCGTTACGAGAATCTAAATCTTCTTCGAAAGAAGCGACTAATTCGTTCGAGATTGTAAATAATTCGCGGTCATCTAAAGACTCCGCAATGTTTTCTCCAAACTTTGTTGTTACTGGATCGGGCATATCGCTTCCCATAACAACAGTTCCATCAGGCTGAATAAAAACTTCCGTTTCTTCTTCAGGCTGATCTATAATCTCGAGTTCAATCTCTTCTTCCGCTGGAGAAAGTACGGATAAGGGTTGTTGTTCAATAGCCATGTCTGTAAATCATACCTTTATTTTATCAATAATAAACTCTTTCCGTCGGATAATATTCTTCAGGCTCATAATAATCCGTTGTTAGTTGCAAAAATCCACCCTCTCTAAACCGCGCTAGGGCTAAAGTTGTCGCATCTACTAAATCGTCGTGTTCGCCTCCAGGAAAATCACTAACTTCTTCCATAAGTTCCTCACCGAACCTGTTATCAGGTACCCAAACGCGCCCATCTTGGAATATTGGGGAAACTGAATTTAGTCTGGCTATTTTATCTTGCCCTTTTCCTGGAGAAAAAGTGTTTACGGGAATACCCACGCGCCGTAATTCTTGAACCAACGGTATACCACTGGCTTTTGCCTCGATAATTACTGTATCGGGATCCCAAAATTCGTATAATCTTAGCGCTTCTGCTTTTAGTTCGGGGAAATCGAACCGTTCTTTAATACAATCAATCAAAATTAAGTGCGCTTCGTTGCCCGTGTACATTTCTTCGCCAATTTTGCCTTCAGGGTACCAAACTCCCCATGTCGTAATTGCAGTAAAGTCGGCTCTTTCGCTTTTTAGAAAAGCCGTATCGTACGATTGAATGATATAGTCGCATTTTGGCGGTTTTACTTCTTCCCAAACCATAAACCAATCTTTAGGAATAATTGATATTCCCTCACCTGTTGGTCGTTGCATGTATTGTGCCGCCCATTTTGACGGACTAACGGAGGCTTTTATGCTTTCAAGTTCTTCTAATTTCCAAAATTCTTTCCAAAGAGGCTTTCCGCTAGGTAATATTGCAGGAAATTCAATCACTTCCCACTGATCTGCGCCCTGATCTTGTGCCATTTTCTTAATTAATCTGCCTGTTAAATCTTTTTTAGACCAACGGGTCATCACAATTACGATTGCACCTCCTGGTTGTAGCCTTTGTCGCGGACCCGCCATAAACCACTCATATGCTTCTTCCATCGCTTTATCGGACATCGCGTCTTGTTCTGAATGTGGGTCATCAATAATAAACAAATCCGCTCCCCTACCAGCAAGTGCACCCCCAATACCTGCTGCATAGTATTCCCCACCTTTGTTTGTTAACCACTTACCCGCCGAACGACTGTCCGCTTTTAGTTCTGTTTCAGGAAAGAGTTCGTGATACTCTTCTCCGTCGATCAAATCCCTAACCTTACGACCAAAGTTAATTGCTAAGTCGGCGGTGTGTGTTGCTTCGATGATTTTTAGTTTCGGATTCTTTCCCAAAAGGTACGCGGGGAATAAATGCGAAGCAAATTCAGACTTCGTATGACGTGGCGGCATATTGATGATTAAACGTTTTAGTTTACCACTGGCTATATCGTCAAAAGCCTTCGCCATCTTCTCGTGGTGATCGCCCGAAATGAACTCGCCCCAGATTGATTTAACAAAATCTAAAAAAGTTCCTGTGGCTTTTTCTTGAAACTCGCGCTTTTCGAGTTCTTCTAAAAGAATTGTAAACTCTTTCGCTTCAGCTTTGCTAAGATAAGAAACGTCGATATTTTTTAAAGCCTTGAGCTTCTCTCTGTTTGTAGTCATTAACGATCTTCTAATAACTTCTGTATCAGTTCTGCTACTCTGTCTCTTTCAGTAGGCTCTAATTTTTCAATACCCTGATTAATTTTTCGTAATTGTTCGCCTGTTAATTTAGCTGCTGCTTGGTGCTGTGGAGTATTGATTCGTGAAGGACTTTCACTTATTTCCCTGAACAGTCTGTTGATCTCAGGAGTTGCGTTAATAATGCCTGATTCATCTTTTACAGCTTTGATAAACCCTTCATCTTTTCTGCCTTCTACCAACATCTTTTTGAAACTTGGATTCTTTTCTGCAAGTCCTTGGAAAAAATCGGGTTCTTTAGTGCCTGACTCAGGAACAGCTGATAATTTTTTTCTTGACGATTCTTGAAGTTTACGAACAAAGTCTGGAACTTCTCGCCTAACGTGATACCCTCTTGGAGTTGCTCCTTCTCCTGAATACCATTTAAAAACTTCATTTGTTTCAGGATCAATAAACCAACTTGTAGACTCTCCTTTTTTATGAGACCCAAAGCTACGACCATCGCTTTTTATATTTAAAAAACGATCACTTCTTTCTAAGGCTTCTTTTTCAGGCAAAATACTTTTACTGCCTGATAATTTTCCTTTCATCTGCTCTACGGCAGCTCTAGGGGATATTGCTCTGCCCATTTTATCTGTAAGTTTTGGTTTTTTAGCTGTTGGATGGTCCGACAAATAACGTGTATTTACGTCCATTTGGTCGAGTGCAGATTCAATTCGCATTTTTTCTTTCGTAGCTTTATTTATCTCTGCTTGAATTTTATTGCTTTCTTTAAAGCCCTCATCAAAATCAGCTTTGCTTAGTCCGCCTTTCATTTTAGATTGAGCTTGGTATTGTCTTGTTCTAAGGTTATCTAACTTTTCATCGGCTTTTTTAAGTAAACCTTTTAACTTATTCGCAGGCATATTTGTAAAAATACTGCCTGCCATTAGTGCTGCGCCCATCAACGGTTGGTCGTCGCCCATCATCTGAAAACCTTCGGCAAGTGCGGCGGGATCTCCTAACGGAGTAAATTCTATACCCGTAGAAACGGTTTCGGCAATATCTCTCGCCCGACGCGGTTCATAAAGATTAGA